TCCATTAGACCAATCTCAATTCTCTAAGGCAGTCAATATCTACATAGATGTCATGTATTTGACCCTTTGGGTACTCAGGTAGTCTACCAAGATACACAATGAAAGCTTTCATTGCGGACCAAAGATCACTATCGATTTTATAGAACAACAGGGGAGTTGCCGCATCACCAAACACGTTGTACACACTAATAAAGTGATTCAACAGTAAGTGAGTCTTGAGAACTCCCGTTTTCTTGTATCTTCTTAGAAGACGTTTGATGTATTTGAACCTTTTCATATCATCATAAAAATCATCTTGCGTAATCGCTTGAGGATTTTCATAATGTTTGATCGCAAACATCATGTAGTTGTCTTCATTCAACTCATGAAATAACATACCCCACGGTACAACGTGGGATTATTTATCAGCTATTAGGAGGGAGAACCGTGTTGCCAGTGGTGATACCAGAAGCAGCAACATAGACTTCACTCTTAGTTCTCAGGTTGTTGTGGCAGTCAATATAAGTCGTAACTCCTACCCAACCAGCGTGAGCAACGTGAGTTCTGTTTGGTGTGTTTGCGGCAACACCGTGAACTCTACCCGTGTAATCTCTTTCTGCGTTGGCCGAAGTTGGTGCGTATGCAGGATCCTCATCCAGATAGATGGGGCAATCGCCAATGATGTAAGATGCACCAGAGATTGTTCCAGTGTCAAGAGCGTCTGTATCCGCAAGAGTCATCTGAGTTGTGCTTGCGATACCAACGATCGTAGCAAAACCTTGAGTTTGTCCAGTACCTACGGTGATAACTTGACCCACTGAGAAGTCAGTAAATGTTGTCGCGCTTCCAGTTACAGTAGTGCCACTGATAGTGACAGTTCCCGAAACTGTAACGTTGTCGTTATTGCCCCAGAGAGCCATGGTAATTCCTACAGTAACTTTGTCTATAATTTATTTATAAAAAAAGGAGGGTTTACACCCTCCTCTGGATTAAGCCTCTGGGAAGAGAGCTTTTTCTAAGTGTTCGACAGCAAGATCGTCAAGGTCATTGTCCGTTCTGGCTACGATGCGTTTTAGAACCTCAACAACAAGTCTTTTGGCTTGGTCAGATTCAACTGCTCTTAGAACTACACCCTTAGCTAAGGGGAATAAAACAGCCCACATGATACTACTAGCGGCTACTCAATATATAGCGATTACTTCATTCTATCCATACCCATCAGGGCACTACCAACCGCACCAACAGCTCTGGCACCTCTACCAATCGTTTGTAGAACTTTTCCAGCAAACCTAACAGGTCTCTCAAAAGCTTGACGAACCGCAGGAGTAGGACCACTGTTCAGTCCACCTTTAGCAGCAGACTGAACTCTAAATCCTCTGGTAGGATCCCAACCACCTTTTCCACCAGGACCCTTTCTACCCTGACGTTGTTTCCAATCATCCTTTGCAAGATCTTTCAAAGAAGCTTGGTTTTCATTTGGAACCCTGGTATTTCTACCCTGGTTCCACCATTGCACAGGATTACGAAAAGGACTTACTTCCTCAGAAAATTGTTGAAAGGTCTTCATCTCTCACCACGTTCAGCAGTTAATTTAGCAGCGATCGCCATTTGACGACGTTTCTTTTTTGACTTACCTTTGAATTGGGGGGCGTCGGACTTATAGAAGTCCTTTACCACATCCCCCATATCAGCCTTCTTGAGATTCAGTTTCTCAGAGAATTGTTGGAAAGTTTTCACTGTCCTCCAGCCTGTCTCAACATCTCATTTCTTTTTCTAATCGCAGATGCTGCACCTTGAAGGGTTGGTTTTCCAATCGTAGAATCATTGCGATTTTTAGAACTTGTAGCCTGTTTAGCACGCATAAGTGCGGCACCGACTAGTCCAGCACCAGCTATACCAGCACCAATAGCAAGAGGAATTGCCTCATCAAGTTGATCACCTTCTGGTTCGAATCCAGCCTTCTGGACAGGAGGCAGTTTGGCACCAGTTGGTTTTGGTTCCTGACCCTTAGGGAAGATTCTCTTTCCCTTTTCACCAGGAAGGATTGGACCAGACTCAACAGCTTCTCCAGTCACCATCTTTTTAATTTTCTTGACTGCCTTCTTTGCGTTCTGTGGAAGTTCATCCACAAACTTTGCAACGGGAGCAGGGACTTGTGGTGCAGATCCACCACCATCAGGTTCAACAGCCTCCATCTTTGCAGCGTCAAGTCTCTTTTTAATATCCTTTACGTCCTTAATATTCTTTTGGCGCTGTGGACTATTGGTGACTGATTTATCAACAAAGTCCATAGCCTGATTTGCACCAGAAGCACCAGTGAATTTTGGATTCACTTGTTCTTCACAATCAATCAGTTCAGCACCAAGAGCTTCTGCAACTTTTTCAGGATCAAAACCTTCACCCATAGGTGGGTTGATAACAACTTTGTTGTTTACCTTCCCGCCCTTAATTTTTTTTGCGTCTTGAACGTCAGTGATTTCTCTGAGATCTTCTCTCCAGTTAGAGAAACTCTCTTTCTTTGTACCTCTCTTCTTCATGGCCTTACCGATGGCCTTTCTTCTCTTGTGGAGATACTCATCACTCTTATCGACATCATTATCGTTGTCGATGTCTGCATCTTCTTCACCTACAGGGTCAAGTTTTTTAGCCTCAGTGGTGACACTTCTCTTCGCTGGTTTGGCAGGTGCAGCGGCTTCTCTTTCTTTCTTCTCCTTCATCTTCCTCGCCTTGACGGCGAGACCACCACCTTTCTCTTGAGCTTTCTTTTCTCCCTTGTCCTCAGGAGCTTCACCCTCATCGGTCATCTCAACAGATGCAATCTTGGGATCGGCACGGAGTTGTGCGATCTTTTCACGGGTTGCATAACGGATGTAGGAAGAACCACTCTCCTTTTCCTTTACACGAACCTTATACTTGGTTCCTGCTGCAGTCTCTTTGGTTTGGATTTCTTGGAGTTCTTCAACCTCTTCTCTGGTGAGTTGAGTTTTATCACCACCTGTAGGTCTTGCAGTCTTACGACCAGCACCAACTGGTTGCAGAACTTTCTTGGCAGCCTTACCAACTGGGTTGGTGTTCATGAAGTTGGCAGCCTTGTCAAGAGCACCCTTGACTTTACTTTGCAGATCTTCTACCAGTTCCAGGTCACCGAAGAACTCATCCCATTCTACAGACTCTTTGAATCCAGAAAACTTGTTTGCAAGAATCGCTTTCTTGCGTGTCTCAATATCAAACAGACCCTGATTATTCTCAACAAATCTGGCAAACTGTTTGACGTTCATCTGATACTTTTCAGCCAGTTCGGTGAAAGCACCAGACTTTCTCATGAGAACCATCTCATGTTTGCACTCACAATCATCATCCTTCTTCGCAGGTTTCTTCTTCATCTCCGTTGCCTTGGCTTCTTCAGCACCCTTGGCAGCGATCGATGAATATGATTCTACGAAAGACTGATATTCAGATCTGACTTGTTTAGAGTCCTTCATCTTTTTCCAGATTTTTTCAAGTTTTTCCTAATCTTATTTATAAGTGGGTATTTCCCAGAAGACCCAGGCACCGCAGCCATAGCATTCTTCAAGTATCCTGAGGTTCCGTACAGAGTGTTGGGTTTACCAGGAACTCTCTCCTTACGGTCCATCTTTACCTCAGTGTACTCAATCAAGTCTCTCAACCAGGACTTGAACATGATACCTTCTTTGGTAACTGCAATGACATGATTGGCTCCACGACGGGTTACTTCACCAATCAAGCCATGGTTCATGTTCTCCACCCAAGAACCAACTTGAAAAAGTTTTTTAGTAATGAAGTGTTCGCGGAGAGACTGTGGAAATAACTTAGGTGCAACTTCCCATCCCTCACTCTGGACATTCATTCTCTTACGAAGAGTATTAAAGAGTTGTTTTGAGGATTTATCATCCAATAGTTCTCTTTCAAGTTCACCTTCATCATTTCTTACCTCAAAACCAGTACGGAAGGCTGCGTAGTCTCCATCTATAACTGCCTGTCTAAGTTTAGAGGCAGACATACCCGTGACACCTTTGGCATTGGCATCGCGTTTGCCGGCATTGACAATGTTAATCTTGTCAAAATTGTATAACCGTCCGTTGTATTTGTGCGCAAGGTTCTCAAACTCCTTGACCCGATCGTCACCAACCACAATATTGACAGAGGAGTATCCTTTTGCATCTGCAGCCTTCAATACGTCAAAAATGTTTCTAGTCTTCTCATCATCAACAATCGAGTTTGCATGTTGAGGAAAAGCCTTACGCATGTACTGAACTTTCTCACCAGCAGGAAGTGGGTTCTTCTTTGGATCTTCAGTACGGGATGGATAGATACGATATTGACCACCCTCCCCAGCAGTTTGGCTGATTTTGTTGAGAACTTTTTCGTGACCAATAGTAGGAGGATTGAAACGACCAAATCCTACAGTTAGTGTCTCGCCAGTTTTCTTTACCTTTTCTTGTTCTGGTTTCTGTTCTGGTTTCTTCTGTGGCGGAATCATCTTGGCAGCCGCATCAGTCATCGGCTGACCTGCGGTAGGACGATTACCAAAGAACTTCAAGTTACCACCAACGGTCTTTGCAACCAACTTACCATCCTTGTCATAGTAGTCACCATGACCATCACTCCTGAGACCCATCTGTTTGGCTTTCTCAGACGCCTGAGTCGCAGCCTCAATGATAGTCTTAACGCGATTGAAAAAACTCATGCTTTGTCCCAGTTCTTATCGGCGGTAAAGTTGGCTCTTGAGAACTCTAGTCTATCAACTAACTTGAGTGCATTACCCGAACGAATGGCCACAAATCCTTCTGGAGCCGTGACTTTGTATCCGTTCTCAGTACGAAGGAAAGTTCCCAGGGTTTGAACCCTCTCAAGTTTACGAATAATAAAGTTCTTTGCCTCAATCAAATTCATGTAAGAGGCAACTGTGAAGTAGATAGACTTTTCGTTCTGTTGCAAGAACTTGAGACCATCTGTTCGCATTTGTAAATATTTATCTTGTGTAGCTTTCGTCTTCTTTGATGCAATCTCTTTGTTCAACACACCTGCATAGAAAGCTTTGAAGTCTTGAACAACGTCTTGTGCATTACGGATTGGTTTACCCTGACGAATATAAGAGTTGAAGAACTGTTTGAACAACACATTCATCATGAACTTACTCTGTCCATAAGAACCAAGTATGTTGAGGAATGCACTGGCTTGTTTGAGTGATCCCTCTGCACGATTAACCAATGCATCGAACTGACGTTTCTCAACCTCAGTCATCTTTGCAGCACCAGTTGCATCAGTGAAATCAGAGCTGAATACCATCACATCATCATTTCCCTGAAGAGTGGAAACGTTTGCACCAAACTGAGCATTCATGTCCGCAAGGTTTGGACCAACATAGGTAGTATGGAAAACGATACCCAACTTAGAACGTGCAACCTTTGCACCTAAGGCAGAGTTAGTTGGAACTGCATAAACAATCGTGTTTGGTTGGAAAACAATTGACTGTTCACCATTTACCAGACGGGTATCTTTGTCATCAGTGTACAGAAGATCACCCTGAAGAACTCCCTGAATAGGAAGTTGTGAGAGATATTTGTATGCATCTTTCAGTTTCTGAGCCAACTGACCTTCATACATGCGGTCAGCATCAGCCTCACTGTAGATGACTTTGGGTGCAGTCTTAGCAAAGACAGACTTGGTTCCAACAAAGAACCGTTGCGAGACTGGATCTTTACCACAGATGATTGCGGGAGCTCCATCCCACTTTGTCGTCACTCTGACGTTAGACTGAGGACGAGTGAGCATGTCTCCCAGTTCACGGAGAAACTTGATCGCATTGAAACCACCTTCCGATCCCTGGTTGAGGATGTCGTCTTCAAGGTGTTCTAGGTGTGTGTTCTTGGCCATGTCTATAGAATACCTCGGAACTCCTCTCTTGTAAAGCGGCGTACACCACCTGTAATTCTGGACCTGTACACGACCAGGACCCTGAGACCCTTCCAGTTCCTGTCTTGTCCCAGACCTGCCTGACGGCTACTGTCCCTACGGATCAGAATGACTGGTTCTTCATCAGTCCCTCGCACCTGACTGAGTTGTGTATACAGTTTTGTTCCTGTGATTGTCAGTGTTTGACTAACT